ACAGAAGACAGATGGCTTCGTATGTATCCAAAAAGATGCTTGAGCTAGGACACACACACGCTATTAACCAAGCGGAGGAGCGACGAGTTGAACGTGAGAGAATTGAACAGCGCCAAGCCACCGCCGCACCCGTAGCTCCCCCGCAAGAAAGACCCACCAATCTTCAAAAAGCATTGGCGATCATTGAAGATTGTGGTATTCAAGAGGGGAAATATTTGGAACTCTGTAACATTCTCATGGATGTTCACAGACGGGGTGTTCGTTAGATTTAGCTTGTAAATAAAATGTAACATATAAATAATGAAGAAGTCATCTCTAATAGTTATTCTTGTTGTGTTGTGTTGTTCTTGTTTATCTTCTATTGGAATGGCAACTATGGGTCGCCGAGGCGGGGGGCGCGTCCGACACAAGCGTTCAGTCAAAGTGGAAAGTGTGAGGGAACGACAGAGGCCTGTTAAAGCGGCGAAAATTGAAACGCGTACACAAAAAACGAAACGCGGCGCCTTCTTAAAAATGTATAAAACAAAAGATTGTAGTGGAGACGCCCCTTTACGCGTGATCAATTTGAATCCCGGTATAAAGAAGTCGATTAAGGGCAAAATTAAAACACCACGAGGACAGCATGTGTGTTGTATGAAATCTAAAAATATGAAGATCAATGGTACATATTCTCATCCGTTTGACGCGAGAAAAATTAAACAACCCATGTCCGCTGGGTGTAGTGGCGCTGGGTGCTCACGAGAACAAAAAGTATCTCTAAATTCTCCAGATTGGAAAGATCCAAGAACGCGGCGTTTCCGGCGCTTTGGCGAACACACGACGGTATATAGTAACGCGGAAGACTGCGCGAAAGATATATCTTTAGAATTCTCACCCGTCGAATAAGTCAGACAACAAACTTAAAACGTACATTATTGTAATTAATAGATGAAACGTATAACATTAGGTATAACAGATGATACAACTCCTGATGAAATGGATAGATACTTTACACATGTATGGCACCGCAACGAAAAAGTCGTACTTGTGTTTGATACCACACAATGCGATAGTATATCTCTAAGAAGGGTGTTACGATTGAAACCTATCCTCAATAAACATCGTGAAAACTCAAAGAAGTTTATTCATCGCAGTCAGGTTTTAGTAAGAAGTAAGTTTGCCAGAAATATATTACGAATCGGTTTATGTTTCATAAAAACGGATACACCCGTAACGATTGTAAGGGTTAAACCCAATTAAAGTATAGTCATATAATATAGGAATGTTGACATATAGGGTAATTGTACCAAATTCGCTAAAGTTGCGTCGTAGACTGGTTACATTCCGAGCACATAAAAGTGAACACGCTTGGGACCCAGACGATATACGCCGTATTAACGAAAACAAGAACTGGAAATCCACAGATCCCGAAGAGGATGTATGGGATATAGACGCCGTCCGCGATGCCAGGAGATATAAAAGGGAATCCCTGGAAGCTGTATTTAAGGTTAAAACTGAAGAAGAAGAAGAAACTTTAAATAAAATGAGAGAAAGGATTGATAAATGGGAACAATATGCAGACAGGGAAATGGGCAGCAATGATTGGAATTAACCTAAGTAGTATGTAATCATATGTAAATTAAGACAAAATGGTCACAGGTGATCCTATAAAAGATGAGATTCAATGGCTCCTTCAAGAACTTAAACAGGTTAACAAAGATCTTGAAGCAGTTAGTACTTATTATGGTTTTATTGAACGAGGAAACACCGTTTCTGCCAGATACAACGTAATAGATGAAGAGGCGAAGATCTCGTGGGACCTCCCAGAATATCTTAAAAAACAGTTGGCGATTCTGAATGATGCAATAGAAAACATTCTATTTGAATTGGAGTGTTTAGATGAGAATTATTCACTTATATAAAATATTCGATAACAGTAAATGGGTATATTAGATAATATCGTATACGCTAAACCTTCAAAACAAGATCTCCATATGATATTAGAAATTCAGAGGGTGTGGAACCCACACGATTCAAACGATAGGGTTATAGAATTGTCACAGTTGGAATATATATATAAATATTTTGAAGACTTTTTCATTATCGCACGAGAACGTGATACGGGGCGAGTTATTGGGGCTATATTTGGCCAGCTGTGGTGTTCTATGAAGGATTATTTTGAACATTCGGATGAGGAGGAGACGATGGAGATGATAGACGCAGATTTTGAATATCGTAGTAAACATGGACACATATTTACTACGGAAATGTTTTGTGTAGTCCCAGAATATAGAAATCAGGGGTTGGGTGAAGCAATGGGTGTATATTTACATGATAACTGGATTTTCGACGGTCTAGGTGGTCAAAATACAGACAAGGTAACACACATGATATCGTACATAGGCCCGGAATTAGATAAGATGCTTACTCGCGCTGGCTGGACAAAAATTGAAGAGTCGGGTGATTTTCCAATTAGTTATGTAGAATACAATGATTCTAAACTTGGGCCACGAGTTCTTTACGCTTGGGAGAAGTTAAAAGAGTAATAATTAATTATTACCCACTGCTGTTGGTTTAATATTAGCTGAAGTGATACTACCCGTGAGTGTTAGCTGATTGTTTTTAAAGTATATAGATCCACCCGCATTCCCGCGGACACCCCCGTTTCCACGAGAATACCCACCCTGCCCCGACGAACCCGAGTTCCCGGATTCGGCTGGATACGCGGTCGTACCAGATCCGCTACCACTGTTACCAGTTGAGCCATCATTACCGCCACTTCCGGCCGTTCCATTCGAACCATTGGAACCATCCTCACCATAGTTTCCTCCGCTACCTCCATTACCCCCGTCATTTCCAGACCCCCCAGACCCACCAGTACCACCCGTTCCACCCGCACCAGACGCTATATTAGTCCCTTGTCCACCCGCAGCGCCAGCCGACCCCGCGCTGCCCCCTGCACCCCACGCATAGGGAGTAGCGGTCGATACACCTTCATCGTGAATACCCCCCGAGACGGATGCGTAAATACCCCCCGCGCCGCGTCCCCCGGCTCCCCCGGCTCCCCCAGATCCTCCGGCTCCACCGGCTCCCCCGGCTCCTCCCGCACCACCTTGATAATCGGTGGTATTCTGAGACCCATTTACCTTTACCAGTTCATAGTATTTCACCCGGGATGATCCTGCACCGGACTGACCCCGCAATAACCCTTGGTAGTAAGTATTGCCTCCATTATAAAACTCTATGCGTCCGTTGACATTGGTCCCACTATCTGTGTAGTAAAATTGCGACGACATCGTCGAGATATACCATCGCCGGAATGAACTTTTACCTGACCTGTAGGATACCACCTCGTACGGTGGGCCTTGGCCGCCCGTGTGGAATGGGCGGTACATAACAAGATCTGAATATGTGACAGTTCGTCCACCACCACCGCGTCCCCCAGATCCCCCGGCTCCACCGGCTCCACCTGCACCGCCCCCTCCGCCTCCACCTCCACCTCCACCCCCACCTTTTATATTTCCGTTATTTGTTAGGTATATGTGTGGGGCATTTCCAGCGGAATTATAAGCATTCATCGCCCTACCACCATCGGTACCATTTACGCCATTTCCACCGTTACCACTTCCACTCGTTCCGGCACTTCCACCATTTCCATAGTGACCATATATGTTACCGTTGTTTGTTATGTGAATTTCTGCGTTATTGATATTTACACTACCCACTGTAAAAGCGTCATTTGACGTTGAAGACGCCGACACGGTTACACCAGAATTAATCGTAAGATAAAATTTTGCGGCGGCGTTTAATACTTTTATTCTATTTGCAGTTGCACCGGTTGTAAATTTTGCAAACAATTGGTCATGCAGGTTATAATTTGTTGTATTGGTGGACACATCATCAAGTAAATAATCCTTTGCTTTGCCCCTAAAGTGATTTACTGATATCTGCCCACTGGATGGTATACCATACGAAGATGGACTAACTGGAACAATGTGATAAAATTTTGATCCATAGGCCTGCGAGGTCCCACCTCTGCGCAACTCGCTCATTGATATAGCTCCACTGGAACCCTTGAACATGTTTCGTATTTGAGACATGCTCACGGCCCCACTTGACGCTATTGAAGCTACCATTATCATGTTGGGAGAAAATAATCCGGATTAAACTTACTTAGAAGACCCACACATTTAAGGAATAAGAATGGAAGACCTCCGAAATGCCATGAAAATTGTAGATGATAATGCCCACAATATATCAGAAGGTGATTATCTAAATCTTTGTAACAACTTACATAAAATATACAAGGAAAAGTCTAAAAGGGGTATGAAAACCATTGTTGACTACGAAAACTTTGATATACAAGTTGAGGGTCAAACAGACGAGGTTCTTGATCATTTCCATGATTACTTTTATAATGTATCTATGATGAATGAAGAAAACTACCTCCATTCACAAATTGAGTATCTCCAATGTGAGATAGACATTCACAAACCATTGAGGCGTGTGACAAAACGTATCAAATATGATGCTATACGAGAATATTGTAACCTCCATGGTATATTATTGGAGAGGTATGACGAAGATCATCTCCGCGCAAAAATGGATGAAGGTGGTTTTTATCTTGGGGATGCGGGCACAAAATTTGAAAAGGGTGTGAAGGGATTGTATAAATCATATATGGTCATTGAAAATTCTTATAGAGCAATGTATAGTGCGGGTCTTCATAGAAAAATCATGCAACTTTGGGGTTGGGTGAATAACCTAGATGATATATAACCTAAGTCGGGTTTAGATGTATGTAAATGTAAGATGAAGCGATTATTAATATTCGACCTCAACGGGATCTTTTTAGTTCGCCGGCGAGATACTACCCCCCACAAGCCAGATTTCGTAGTTGGAAATTTCAAATGCTTTGTGCGTCCCGGTATTAGAAAATTTCTTAAATGGGCGCATCATAATTACGATGTGGCCGTGTGGTCTTCAACTATGCCTCACAATACGGTACCTATCGTGAGACATATCTGGGGAAAGAAAATGAAAGATTTGAAATTCATTTATTCACAGAGACAATGTACTAAAGTTGGTACTATGGATAGTGGAAAGCCTATATTTCTCAAAGAACTTAAATATGTATGGGAGATGTTTCCGTGGTATGACGAAACTAACACATTATTGATAGATGATTCACCTCATAAAGTAGTCAATAATCCACCAAATACATCTATCCACCCCGAACCCCTAACATTCGAAACCCTAAAAAATCCAGTAGATTTACGAGAATTGATAGCAAATAATCGCACTTAAACATAAGCCTCTCATTCTAGATAATGTTGAAGAAAGTGTTTGAACTTTTTGTTAAAGTCGAAAAACCCAAGTTAGGTCGATGGTCTCTAAAGACATGTAATGAAATGGCAGCTTCTATAAACTCTGTATACCAGAACAGAGATCACTGTGGTGATACGATATGTAAAACACCAAAGAAGGCATCGGAGTATCCGGATAAATCTAAACCTAAGTGAACCCCTAAGTCGGGCTAGACCCATGTAATTTCAGTTGCGATAATGAGCAGGCTTAAGCACTTTAAAATATTGTATAGAACTCAATTAAAATTGGCTGCCGCTGGTGTGGACGTGACTAGGTTCAGAATCCAAATCGTGATGCGAGGGGGGAAATTGAAGGGACAGAGCTATGCGTTGTACCATGGCGACCGCGGAGAAAGATACCGATCCATAAAGGAGATTACTCAGGAACAACCGAGACGGTCGACACGGCCGCATCACAGACCCCTCGAATACTGGAGGAATGAAACCCTCGACGAGGAAGAGGAAGATAATTTCGTGATCAAAATCAGAGACAGCGGTCGAGTCCACCGCTCATTATGCCTCCATCCGTTCAACTCATCACGATGTTTATACGAGAAGTATGCGGCAAATCACGTATCCGATTGTGGCTGTCCCTTGCACAGGAACGACACGTACTGGCGCAGATTGGGCAATCATGTGTTAAGTATAAGAGGCAACGCGCTAAAACAAGGAAATGATGAATACATCAGAAAGATTACTGGCATGAGCTGTCAAGAGTACAAGTCCTACCTTCATAGAAAATGGCTCAACACATTTTCTGACATCCTGTCTAAAAATACCTTAAATATGGGTGTAGAAGAACTATTTGCCTGTAGATTCTATGCATTGGATGAATGGTGTCCGAGATGTTCAGGGAGGCCTTCCTTGGAGCATGGACTGCTTGCGCAGGCTCGCTTCTTTGCAGCAGCTTTTTCTGCGGAAAATACGCAAATGCTCATAAATAAAAAAAAACATGCCGAACACCTCGGTGTTTCTATAAGGAGGTACCCACATCTCGTAAATGGCATAAAAGTTGGCAAAGTATATCCCGATGCAAAAGATAATTTCATGAAAATTGAACCATCGAACGAGGCTGTAGAGTTTTGGCATTCGAAATTATCTCTGTTTGCGGGCATTAATCCCCTAAGTTAGAAAGTAGATCCCTGTAATTTAAAGTTTAATCATGGAAGACCTTACCTCGCTCATGGAGACCCTCGACCTGGTTGCCAAGTCAATCCCGGAGGGCGAATACTTGAAAATGTGCCATAATATGAAAAACTTATACAAGGTCGTGCCACGAGCAACTTCCCCCGAAGCGCACTTACCAAGGGTCCATGTCAGGCTCAATGAACCACCTCAACTTGCCCGCCTTCAGGAACTTACTAGGAATCACAATCGCAGAAGGAGGGAAATTCATCGCCACAAAAGCCGTCTCAAATGTGTGCATATCAAAAAGAGAGTGACCGCTGGAGTCCGGGAAAGCGCGGTTCGTGAACGATGTGACCAACTTGGAATACGAATTCGCGAGTATACTATTGACGAACTTCGTGCGAAGGGTTATCAAATCCCTGACGAACGAAGCTTTTACCGTGGTTATATGGATAGAATAAATCACCGCGCACAAGCTTTAATGGATGATCTGAACGGACGAATTAGAGAAATGAACGAGGAAACCGACAGGGAAATCCCTGAATGGGACGCACTCTACCTCGAGGCCTATGATGTACCGCGCCCGGCGGATTGGTTCTGGTATTCTCAAGCTGGTTATGTGTAGGATTGATCATTTACTTTCTGTGTCTTTAATGTAACCTATCAACATACCTAAATTGAAACCCAATGTTAAACCAACTGTTGCAAAACTCCCAATACCCAAAGCCTTGAGAACTTTATTCATCTTATCATGGACATTTATAAGTTTGACGACACCACCACCGATTTCCTCCTGTGTATTCAAATATAATGTGGATGAGGGCACCACAGATCATGAGAAGAACGTGGACTGGAATGACTATCTTTGTAGCCTCAAGAAGATAATAGAGTCCGGCATTCATAATACCAATGATGATAGCTTCAATAATAACACTCTGTAGTGGTCGTTGCATTTATATATATGTGGAAATAATTTTACCCCTGGTAAAAAAATATTGACCTAAAATAAGATGACCAGTGGGAAAAATAATAACGGATCATCGAATATGAATGTCAATAACACAAAACCAAAATATCTAAATATACCCACTAACAAGAGTGTTTTGGGAAAAAGAAAGGGTGGCGTTTCTTCTTATACTAGGTCTAGAAAACGACGAGATCTTTCTATGGTGGCTGACATTCGACGGGTAACAAACGAAAAGGTCACCGTTAAACTGCCACGTGTGATAGTTAATGAACTCAAGAAAGCAAATGTTGTTTCATCCCGAGATAGAATTGAATATGCTGGCAAAATTAATTTTGAAAAGAGTAAAAATAACCATCCTCAGGTTAAGTTCAATCTCCCAAATCGTCTAACTTCTCACTTGAGAGGTGAGATTTCTACCGAAATTCTAAAGCTCATCAAGGACTATTATATTACTTATCATACTCACCCAGCAGCGCAGGCACAGATAAATAACAATCACAATTGTAATAACAACACAAGGAAAAAGTTGTTTACACTGCCAAGTGGGATGGATTTTGAGGCGTATGTAAGGATGTATCCGAGTACGCAGGCTAATATAATTGCCGACGCGTATGGGTACTATGTCATTGATATTATCGAAGCTGCCGAAAGGGGTGTTCCCGATGCCAATAAAATTAATGAGGCAATGGAGGGTATTCGAAAACTGCCATTTATGACATCACGGTATAGATCCATTGGTGGTTTTGAGTATTTTGAATCAACAATCACGGAGTGGAAATACACGATCAGTACTGAATTGAAAAAATACATGCGAGATAACCATGGTGTTTCAATCAAGTATTATTGTTACGGTGACGAAACCCCCACAATTACCCTTAAGCGTCGTTAACTTCCAAGATTACAAAAAGTTTCGAAAGTTTGTCTATTTTTTATGATTTGCAATAATTAATTTTTTCACATATAGTCTTAAATTAATTATATTGCAACAAAAATTACAAAAAAACTATTTTAAAAAATCCAGAAAACTTTAAAACTTTAC